AGCCCAGCGCATCATTCATGTGGTCAAATCCTGCATCCTTATCCGGTTCACCTTTCTCGGTATAGCTTTGTAGCTCAAGGCATTCAATGGTGCGTTTACAACTGGCCGCGACTTGTAACCGAATCTGCCCTTTACCATTTTCTAGTAATGCCTGCACTGATGCCACACGGTCGCGCACTGGTGGGTTAGCACGTGGTGATTGATTACCCATGCCATAGCTTTCTAATATTTGAATATCAGTTTGCGTTGCATTAGTGCTGCGGTTGCCGCCACTAGCGTCTGGGTAGGCGTACATCCGCCTGCCTGGGTAACGCCTTACTATCTCCTGCGCTAATGCGTCTGTATCATGCGCACCACTTACTTCATCTACTACCAACAGCTTATTGTTAAGCCTTACTGCGATAACTGCTGACATATTACCTACGTTAAAATCAACGCCAATACGTAATGCCTCTTCGTTAAAATCTGGCAGCTCAGTTATAACATGCTTTTCACGGTTAAACCTATCATAAACCTGCCCAGTTGTTAGGTTAACAAACTCACCGTCAAGGTATGCCCTAAGCAAACTAGGGTCATAGTTAGCCTCTAGCCGTTTAATAAAATCAGGCGGCAGGTGTGGGTTATCTATAGTTCGCATCTTGATGAGATGCCGGTCTGGCCGCGCCTTGGCTTCATCACTGCCAAAGGTATTCCACATCCACCTAAAACCTTCAGGTGTTGATGCTGCTGCAAATTGCCTTACATTACCTGCACGTAAACGACCTAAAATCTTAGGAAATGCACGGTTAGCAATACTAGGCGCAACAGTATCTATCTCATCAGCTAATACCCAAGCTAAATTAAGGCCGATAATACGTGACCAGTTTTCAAAACTACGGCATAGGATTTTTGTATCACCACCAGCAAAATGTAAAGTGTACTCAGGTAATGGGCTAGCTCTAAACGTATGCGGGATGTTGTACTGATCTAAAAAGTTATCAAAATCATTTTGCCAGATGTCGCGTATCAATGGCCCTGTAGGCTCCATAACAGCACCAATAAAGCCTTGGTTAGCAGCAGCCATCATCACTGCCTTAGCACATAACGCACGTGTCTTACCAGCGCCATAACCTGCGCTGATGCCCAGTATTTCTGTAGTTGTATTGTTAACAAATTCAAGCTGGCCTGGATGTAGATCGTTGCGAATCTGATTTAATGCAGCAGGTAAATCAAGATTGTTAATGTTAAAGCCAACACGCTCAAGGATGTTGCCTTCTGGTGCTAAAGCAAGAATACTCACGAACAAAGTTGAGCAAGCTTAGCGGCTGTGTTTATAGCGCCAAGAGCAATGTGATATTGACCAGCACGTCTAGCTTCCATCTGTAATGTACTGCACTGAGATAATAAATCAGCCACCATTTGTGGGCGTTCAATATCCCAATCAGCTTTTAATTGTTCCCGTGCTAATGCTAAGTAAGCATCGCAAGAACTTACTTTTACCCCCCAATTCTCTTCGGCATATTTTATGCAATCAGATCTTCTGCCGCCATTAGCAATAATCCGAGCAAAACGTTGAGCGCGAAGTATGGTGTTGTGTTTTGTGCCTCTTGGGGCAGCCATTAGAATGCCTCCTTGATTTCTTCGAGCATAGCCTTCTTGCCGGTAAACTGCTCCCAGCGCTTGACGATCACGTCGCAGTAGGCGGGGCTCATTTCGATGCCGTAGCAGGCTTTGCGTAGCTTTTCGCAGGCAATCAGGGTTGAGCCTGAACCAAGAAACAGGTCAAACACAATAGAGCCTTTTAAGTATTGTTTAACCGCCCACTCAGCCAACGCCACTGGTTTTTGTGTTGGGTGAACGCGCTGATCTTTTTCGCCTTCACGGATCATGCCGTTCCAGAGTTGCTTATGAATACGAGCTGGCCCAGTCATGTTTGTCCATGCAAGCTCACAGTCGGCAAAAGTGTTGACGATACCAGAGTCGCCACGCTTATCCCAAATAAGCCAACAAGAGGTTGGCGGAAGCCTGTCGGCGTAGTAGTTTCCGCCCCAATAAATCTGCACTGGTATTTGAAGAGACTGGCAAACTGCTATTGCGTCATGCGCTGTTTGAGTTGTGTTGTCACCAATCACTTCGGCGTAGTGTCCTTTCTTTGCAACACCAAAATCTGCGCCAACCTTGCCGTTTTTAACGACAGAAATCCCATACGGCGGATCAGTAAATACCATGTCCGCTTTCTGCCCATCCATCAACCGTTGAACAGCTAACACGTCAGTGCTGTCACCACATAGCAGGCGGTGATTGCCAAGCACCCAGAGGTCACCAAGTTTAGTTACAGGCTCTTCCGGCGGCTCTGGGACGTCATCAGGGTCGGTATTGCCTTCGACGGTATCCAGCACTTCGGCTAGCAGCTCGTCATCCTCAAACCACGGCGTCAGGTCATGCTCCTCTGATAGCTGCCGGAGCATGTCATGGTCCCATTCGCTGAGGTCACTGGAGCGGTTATCAGCAAGGGCAAGGCCTACTTTCTCATCTTCAGATAAGCCGGTACGGCGTACAGCAATCAGCTCATCACCTTCAGCTTCAATAATACGAAGCTTATCGATGCCTGCTTTTTTAGCACCTTCTACGGTGCCATTACCAGCAAGGATGCGACCATCTTCGTCGATGACGATGCTGCGTGCTGCACCGTATCGTTTTAATGATTCTGCGATAAGTGATGCGGAACGATCAGTACGACGGCGTGCATTTTTATGGTCTGATTTTAAGTCTTTAATTGATGTCACTTAAGACGCATCCGATAGGGCGGTGATGATTTTATCGTAGTCGCGGCTGAAGCTATAGACCAGTTCGGGTGGTATGGGTTGCTGCTCGTCTTGGGCGTTGTCGCGGATGGCATTTGCTACCGCCACGGCTTGAGTCATTAATGCGTCAAGTTTGTCGATGCAGGGACGGTTGCGTTCAGAGATAATAACCATGATGTGATTAGGTGTTACAGGTTGATGCTAACCGATGCTGCCGGTTAGGTCTACTTTGCTTAACATTGCGCAATGTGGCGCCGTCCAACCTCGTCTAACCTCGTCCTAACCTCCGTCTAACCAGACCCATTGGTATGACTGGCCGTCCAACCTCGTCTAACCTATTTACTAAAAAGAGTTTGGAAATAAAAAAAGGAGAGACGTAAGCGCTTTATGGCGCAGAAATACGTGATGCAGGGAAAATCCCAAAACTTTGTTGGAAGGTTAGACGGCTAGTAGGTTAGACGGCGGAATCAATTGGTATGACTAAGCCAATCCGTCCTAACCTCTGGAATAGTGCCAGCGACGCCTTCCATGCGGCTCGCGTTGCTTGATGTAACCAAGATCTTTAAGGATGGTGGCGATTTGCATTTGGTCGATGCGTGTTTGACGCTCGACGGGCTTATTAATGGCTTTGGTCAGGAGCTCTTCTGATGTGAGCGGCTCAACTGATGAACGTGTGGTGAGGTAGGTTGCAACCACGTCTCGCCATGGCGAATCAACGACATAAGCATCATTTTCGTTAGTTACTAATTGTTCCAAATGAGCTGGTAATCGACTGGTTTCGCCATTGCGATAGGCTAATACTGCGGCAGACCAGATAGAGTCACGTTCCTTTTCTAGGCTGTCTGTATCAATTTGGTCTTGGTCTGTTTTGGTTGTTGGTATAACCCAAAAGCGACGGTTGCCAGTTTCATCTACTAAGAAACCAGCGCTTTTGTTTGTAGTGCCAACGATGATGCCACGACGTGGGAAGTCTTCAACGGCTTTACCGTATGGCACACGTAACATATCAACTGGCCGCGACAGAAATGATTTTATATGGCCTGCATGTTTGCGTGATGTTATTTGGTCTAATTCTGCCCATTCCATTATCCATGAACGGTGTAATACCATTACATCATCTTTAGAGCCTATATCGCCAAGAGCATCAGAAAAGAATAAACCGCCGAGTTTATGCCAAAAGGTAGATTTGAAACTACCTTGGCCGCCCATTAAAACGCAGGCAGTGTCGTGCTTGCAACCTGGGTCAAATGCACGTGCTACGGCACCGATTAATGTACGTTTTAACATCTCATCATATATTGTAGGTTCTGGTGTTACAGCATCTTGTGGCCTTAGGTAGGCAGTAGCTAGACGGTCGATATATGTAGGTTTTACTACTTTAGCGCAATTATCTAGGTATTCAGTTACAGGGTCATATTGACGCTCATTAGCTACTTGCACTAAGCAATCGATTGCTAACTCTTTTGATACTTTAACATTTTGCTCTGCAAGGGTTAGGTAATAGCGTTCAATGCCAATAAGAGGCTTTTCATTTATTTCAATTTGCCGTGTAAAGGTATTAAAGCGGATGTTATCGGTAGTAGTGCGCAGGTAAGTTAATAGTTCAAGTGTTTCAAGTTTTGATGGCTTATCAAGTATTGGCTTTGCCTCTACTGGTGGTGCTAATGCTTTTGGTGTAGGTGTAGGTGTAGGTGTCGTAGGAGCAGAGCGGTTGGCCTTGAGGTATGCGCCTGCATCTGCGATGGACCAGTCTGCATCGGCTAAGTCCCAACCTTCAGGTACGTCTGCTGGTGGTGTGATGATGCGCACCTGAGCGGCACCGAGTTTAATTAATTTGGCTGATAACTTATCCATGGCTTGGATACCAGGATCGTCTGCATCAGGCCATAAGGTGCAATTGCGACCTATTAATGACGACCAGTCTGCTTTGTCGATGGCTTTGCAACCACTAGGCCATGTGATGGCTATAGCTGATGGAAATAGTTTGGCGGCTGCGTCTGCTGTTTTCTCGCCTTCAACTATTAGGACCGGCGCATTAGGCCGCTGCTGTAGGGCAACGAGATTGTATAGCGGACGCGGTGCAGGTGGTGCTTTCCATAACCACTGTGAGCCATCCCACCATAAGGGCCGGATCTTTTTGCCTGGAAAGCGGCAGATAAGAAAATCAGAGCTGTAGTGCCAGAAATGCTCGGCGCCTTTAGTTGGTGGCTCAGGCTTGATATTTAGATGCTGCTCGATGCGTTTGCAGGCTTCAGGATAAGTGAGACCCGTGCGACGCATAAGCATATCCATGCCACTACCGGCGCCGCCAGCGTGGTCCTTGCCACCGCATTGGTTGCAATACCAAGAACCGGTACCATTTAGATCATCAAACCGATAGCGGTCTTCACCGCCACATAAAGGGCATGGTTGGTGTGTATCAGTTAGCTGATCTGGTGTGAGGCCAGCAAGCTGCATCAGCAGGTCAGGCCACCTGCCGTTGGTTAGGTCTGTATTAGTCATTTACCGGCTAACGCCTGCTCAAGTAATAGTCTGATGGCTGTAGCACGGGACATGGTGTCGCCACGCCATTTATCTAGGCGCTGCAATAACTCTT